TCTAGTAGCAAATACAGATGATATGTTCTATAAACAGGTCTATGGAGAGATTGTTAAAGATTATAATGAAGAGTATGCAAAAGACCTTGGTTATCAGAATGAATTAAGTTTATCAGTAGGTGCAGATTATTATAAATACACACCTAAGAACTGGTTTCACTTTTGGACCACAGCATACCCAGTAACAAAAGGTATGTCTGACTATTCATTTAATTATGAAGTAGCAGAAAATGGAATGGACTATGATTTAGGATTGGTTTATGGTTGGAAAATAAGTAACAAGTTTGGAATATTTTTAGAAGGTCGTTATTTTAATATGTATGACGTTCAAAGTTATGAGTCCAAAGTAGGATTTAATTGGTTAATATATTAGGAGAATAGCATGAAGAACTTATTAAAGAAAGGTATATTAAAGAAGGTAGTTGGTGCTGTGGCTCCTACATTAGGTAGTGCTTTAGGTGGACCTATGGGTGGAATGGCAATGAATATGATAGCTGAAAAGCTAGGTGTTCCTAACAACCCTCAAGCTGTAGAGAAAGCTATAGAGAATGCTAGTCCTGAACAGATGATAGAGCTAAAGAAAGCAGAGCAAGCCTTTGACTTACAAATGAAAGAGCTTGATGTTGATGTGTTTAAGATGGAAGTAGCTGATGGACAAGACGCTAGAAAACATTTTAGTAAAGACTGGACAGCTAGAATAATGGGACTATCTGTTATAGGTGGATTCCTAGGATATATATTTTTAGTTACTCTTCAGCCGCCAGAACAAAATTCAGAAGCTTTGATTAATTTAGTGCTTGGTTATCTCGGAGGATTAACCAGTGCAGTTGTTAGTTTTTACTTTGGAGCTTCTAATAAAAGTAAGTAGAAAGATTTTATCCTTGACAAAAGGCTTACAATGGATTATCTTTGAAGACTACTTCAAGGAGCTGGTATTAGGGTAACCCTATTAGGGTTCCCTAGGAAGATTAAGATTGAGAAAAGCATTTACAACACAAACAAGAAGAAGTAATGGCAAGAAGAAAACAAGGCAAGGCCAGAGCCATAATACAAAATATGGCAACAAGAATAGTAATAATTACTACAAAAAGAAAAGTAGAGGACAGGGAAAGTAAAATCTACAAAGAATTGATTAAAATAAATAAACGCAGGAGAAATAAGAAAATGGGTAAAACAATAGCAAAAATACTTAAGAAATTAGTAAGTGAAGAAACTCTTATTGGTATTTTGTTAGTGGTAGGGGACTATGTAGTAGAACTATCATCTAATGAATTAGACAATAAAGTTTGGAACAAAGTTAAAAAACAACTAGAAAAAAAATAGGGGGATTGTATGAACTGTGAATGTGGATGCGGTTGCTGTTAATGAAAACATTAAGCAATCTGGCAAGAGAATTAGAATCGGTTTTTAATAAACTTGACCAGAGAGTAAGATTAAAAACATCTAAAAGTTTACAACAGTGGGTAGTGGAGTGTGTTTCGGCTTTAGCCTACACACTTACACTAGCCGTATCAATGTTTATTATGGTGTTAGCAGTAATGCTAGTATTAATATATTTAATTACAGCTCATATGATAGAACTATTAATAAAAGGATTTAAAGAATTACACCAACATATAAAGAGTAAATAAAAATGGCAAAACAAGCAGCACTAATACAACGATTTGATGGAGGATTAAACAATAAAGACTCTAAAAAAGACTTACCAGAGGGGTTTTTAGCAGAAGCAAAGAATATTGATGTTAGCTCTGTTGGTAGGATAAAAGCACCTGGAAAATTTGAAGCAGATACTTTTATAGCTGCAGATGGAGATGCAGATGCTACTATTAACTTATCCCCATCTGGATTTACACCTGGAAAAGGTTTGTTTAGTTTTAAAACAGATGAAATAATATCATCAAGTAATCCAGGAGATTCTACAGGTGAATATGTAGGATACACAAGAGGGAGTGGTGAAGTATTTATAGGGAATGCAACAGAGACAATGGCTGAAAAATTTGATATAAATTCAAATGACCCATCTACTGTGATTCCTGTTTATTACTATGCTAATGGAGGATTAAGAGTTGCTGATGCTACACTTAGAACAAGTAGTACGAGCAGTACAACTACTTTTATTCCTGTTGAAAGAGCTGACAGTGTATGGACTGGAGGAGCTGTAACCAAACAATATTATGCAGCAACTTCACTCCTTTCTGCACCAGATATGGGAGATATAGCTTCTTTATCTTCTGGCACAGTAGACCCAAATGTAGGTGGAACTAAATACCACGACTTAGGAGACCCTGGTTCAGATGATATAATAGTAGCTGTTGAGGCAGTAGCTCCACAAAGTGCTGAAGCTTCTGGTTTATGGGCAGAAGGTAAATACGTCATTGGAATAAGTTATGTATATATTGATGGGCAAGAATCTAAAATTTCTAAATTTTCTAGCACAGTAGATGTATCAGATGGTAACATTATACTAACTTCTGCTTCTATAGCAGACCAAGGCATGGATAAATTTATACAAGGGTTTAGAGTTTATGCTAGAAACTTTAATGATATAGACGATGAATTTAGATTAGTATTAGATGTAGATTTAGAACAAGGTTCAAGAACTAGTCTAGGAGATGAATTTGATGCATTGCAAGATGAGGGTGATTGGTTCCACACCTCTGACCCTAAAGAAGGAACCGCTGCTACAAATCAATACTATGCTTATGTATTACAAAATGCAAGCTCCTTAACATATGGAGGGATAAATGGATATGACCTAGAGGAACACGCTTTATCTTTCCAAGACAATGGTCAGTATACCTATCAAACCGCTGTTGTAGCTAATCAACGTGCTTTTGTTGGTAATGTGTTTTACCCAGATTCAGAAGGAAAAGCTAGAAAATTGGGAGACAGAATCCAATATACCCCTGTTAGAAAATATGACACGTTTCCACAATCTTACTCAATAGATGTGGGAACAAATGACGGAGACGAAATAATAAAACTAGTTGAGTTTCAAGATAGGTTATTTGTATTTAAAAAGAATAAGTTATTTATAATTGATATTAGTTCCGCTTCAGATTCAGGATGGAAGTTAATAGGAGAATTTGAAAATAGGGGATTATCAAATTCTGGAGCTGTCATTAAAACAGATATGGGTTTGATATGGGCAAATGAATATGGTTTATTTGGATTCTTTGATACCGTAGCAAAGCTTTCTAATGGAATTGATGATATAGTATGGTCTACAAACATAAACGCCGATAAGGCTCAAATTGGTTTTATACCAAAAAGAAATCAAATACTTATATTGGGCGATGCTAGTATAGATGGTGGAAGTGATATTAAAGGATATATATATGATATGGCCACCCAATCTATTGTAAATGTTACAGAGAATAGTGTTCTCGTAGATGATAAAACAACTAACTTTATAACCTACAACCAAGAGCTATGTATAATGGATGAAACAGGGGAGTTGAGAAGATTTAACACTACACCAGCTGCACATACTGTAGACATTCAAACAAAAGAATATGATTTTGGTGCTCCTTCTGTTGATAAAAAAATTAATAGTATATATATAACCTACAAAGATGCAAACAATGTCTCTTTAACATATGGCGTAGATGGTGCTGCTCTAACCTCAACTGCAATATCAGGTGCTGTTAGTGGAAACAATACATTGAGTAATTCAAGCACTAGAAATACTGAGAAGTTTACATTCAATAGCTCTACTGTTTGCAAATCAATACAACTTAAGCTTTCATCTAGCAGTAGCACAGAGGCAGATATTGAAATAGAAGACATTACTATAGTATATAGACCAAGAGGGCTAAGATAATGAGTACACCCCTAAAGAAAGGTCCTGTGAGTGTAAAGAATATGAAAAATGGTGAAGAGATTATACAATACCATAGAGGAAGGTTAAAGCTAATAAGAAAAGAATTTGGAAAGTTATTTGAATTAGAATTTAGCAGTCCAGAAATGAAAGAAGTTAAAACTTTTGCAAAATTTTCAGATATAAAGAAACCTAAGAAAAATGCTCTTAAAGTATTTAAAGGTGGAGTAAGAGTTGCAGAAGGAGAAAAGTTTTTTGGTTCTGTTCCAGAAGCAGGTAATGCAAATACACAATCAGATGAATTTGAACAAACAGTGGATGGAAGCAATGTTATACCTAAATAATAGAGTTTTTATAGGGGTTAAGATTGACTTACCCTCTCATAAATTTGTAAATTTAACCCAAACAGACACAAGTAAGGATTCATATGTCAGCATATAATGTAAGAGGTAAATACACCAACCAAGCCAAGTATAGTAACAAAGGCTTTAATCAAATGTTAGATTTAATAAAGGTCAAAGCAGCTGATACTTTATATATTGAAGAACAAGTTCAAAAAAGATTAGATAAAGTTTCTAAAGCTGGAGACATAGGGATGTTAGGAAATATTCTTAAGCTTGGTACAAGTTTATCTTCTAATAAAATTGATGATTGGATTTTTGGAACAGCAGAAGCTGCATACCTAGACCGCAGAGCAAGCGATGCTAGGGGAGGTATAGATACTTCTCCAGTTCAGTATCTAGGAGATGCTGCTAAAAACATAGATTTGGAAGTTAAAGAATTAAGCAAAAAATATACTGAAGATTTAAAATTTGGAAACAGAATGAAAGACCTTGGGTTGGATGTAGCATTTGATGTTATAAAAGACAGTGAAGGTTGGCAAAAGTTTGAGGAAAATATGAAGACTAAGTGGTCTGAAGCTACTGAAGACTATCACTTCGGAGAAGGAAAAGTTATTGATTTTATAAAAGATGGAACTCAAGGGCTTTTAGACCAATTTAAAGCATATGGAGAAGACCCAGTAGAATACTCTAAAAAAGTAAAGAAATTTAAAAATCCAGAATTATACAAAGATAGTGATGAATGGCTTCAACTGGCTCTCATGTCATTTTTACAAGGTGGTAATGAAAGCTGGTATGAGTCTTTTTTAAAGCAATATGCTAATCAGACTTTGAGCACCAATAATGATAGTATAGACTTAAATGTGGAAACAGAATAGTGGAAAGTGCAGAAAATAAATTTAGAAGAAATATTTATGCTGGAAAAGGTGGAAGTTCTACTGGAAAAGGTGGAAGAAGTAGACTTCAAAGCTTGTTAGGTGTTGTCCCTTTACAAAATTTATCAAATAGAAACAATTCAGAAAATCCTTTTGGACAATCTCTGTTTGGTATGCAATCACCAATCAATACAAACTTTCAAAACTTAGCACCAATTAAAACACAAAGCCCTTTTCAAAAAAGGGAAAACTATTTCAATGGAGAAATGCAAAAATTTGGATTACAAAACCCTGATGCTCTTTCTATTATAGACCCAGAAGATGGAACAGGTGGATATACTGGAGATGGTGCATCTAATGATTATTTTGGAGAAGGTGGAGTTCAAGATGAAGGATATGGTCCAGCAATGGAAAGATTTAAAACAGACACATCATCTTTAATGTCTTCATTTTTTAGTGCATTAAACCCAACTGAAGCTAGTCAATATACAGAATTTACCAATCCAGGTTCTCAAGGAGGAGAAAATCTATCCATACAAGAACTTGCAGCATTAGCTGGATTTGAGTATGCTGATGCAGCACCAGGAACAGAACTTCACGCAAAGTTAGAAGCTGCTGGTATTGGAAGATATGCGGATGCTTTAGCAAATTTGCCTGGAGAATTATCTAACTTACAAGAGCTTAGAGGGGGTATGTTTGGGAAAACATTAGAGGAGGCTTCTTCACAACAGCCAACTTTATTACAAATGACAGACGCTGAAAGCACTAGCGGTATATTAAGCAATAGAACAACCCAAAGAAAACAGGAAGCAACCAAGACATTGGAGTCTGCATTAGAAAGACAGCTGATGGCTAATGAGTCTACATACCTTGGAGAGCTAGATTCCTTAATGAAAGGAACAGTTGGACAACTTAAAGAGAATCTATCAAACCTTACTGAAGATGTATTAGCAAACAATGCAGACCTAGCAGAGTATTTAGGAGGAACAGGTAATCCTGGAGAGTTTCCTCATTATGTTTCTTCTGCAATAAGTTCATACGGGCTAAGTCAAAGTGAAACAACCCTTGTGAATAGCTATGTATCTGGTATTTTTGATTCAACTGGACAGTACCCATCACAACAAGAAGTGATTGATTGGATTCAAAGCAATTTTGGAGATGAACAAGACCAGGGAGATTCATACGAATAGGAGACAATATGGCAAGTGGATTAAGCAGAGCATTTAATATAAAAATACCAGAAAGAAAGACCAATATTATTGATTCTATTTTTGGGACACCAGCCGACAGATTAAAACGTGCAGAGCTAGAAGCCAAAGAAGACCTAGCCTACGAAAGATTAGAACAGCAAGCAAAAAGAGATGATTATAAACTATTTCTTCAGTTTGAAAAAAGTTTTCCATACTTATCAGATAAGCGTAAGATTGCAGATGGTATGGGGTTAGATGAACTTGTAACAGCTTTTGACTCAGCAGTGGATGCGAACGTAAATAAAAAAGAAGAACAAGCAATAAAAGATTTGGCACTCACAAAATATGATGAAGGACAAGGGCTTAAGGATGTAGCAAGACTTTACTCTATAATTCCAAAAGATAGTCCTAATTATAAGATGGCAACACAGGCAGCAGATAAAGCAATAAAATCTTTCGGTGATGTTATTATATCTGCAGATGAAAGAAATAAATATCAAATGAATAACTCAAACCTTGAAAGTCTCAGAAAAGAGAATGTACAAATTAAACAGACTTTAGATAATGAAAGAAATTCTATAACGGACCCAGGGACTGGCGAGTTAAAGGCCTTAACAGAAGACGAGCTAAGAGCTTCTACAATTACAAACCTTCCTGAAGCATTTGAAGAGCTTACTGATATAACATATGGGAAATTAGAGGATATGTATATTGCTAATAATGAAAGTATTTTATCAACACAAAAATTAGTAGATGATTACACAAATAAATATAACAACAAACTTCAATATGTTATGGATACATACTCCCCACTCTTAGAACAAGCAGACCTTGATTTTAGAGCTCCTGATTTAGAATTTGACATAGATTTACTTAAAGCAGTTGATGCACCTGCCCCAAGGAAGGAACTGGACGTAGACGATGAATTTGACCCCTGGGGTGATGATTCTATGAAAGAATTAACAAAACTAGAAATATCTCAAATTGATGATATCCCAGAAGCTAGAGAATCTTTAGATGCGATAGAAAGTTATTTACAAATGGGTAAAAAAGAGGCTGGTTATGGAACTGTATCAAAAGAGGTAGACAATCTTATATCAATTCTAAAAGAAGAAGGTTCTACAGACCCTGACAATATGAAGATAGTACAAATACTAGACGATATAAAGGCTACAGCTCAAGGTTCTGATTTTATTTTTGAAACCCTAAATAAGGACAGATTGAAGGCTGAAGGGTTGGGGAGTAGAAAACAGTTGGAAAGAAAATTAAAAAGACAATTAGGAGAAGGCGATGACCCTTTTAAATTTAAAATCAATCCTAAATTTAATAAAGTTGAAAGACTTCAAAAAAAGCTAGAAAAAAGTGACGCAATAACCATACAAGATGTATTAGAACTTCTGGAGGGTTAATGCCTGACCCTAATTCATATCAAAATCTAACATCAGGGTTAGGAACATCACCAATAAACCCCTATTCTGGCGTAAAAGCACCAATAAGATTATCTTACCCAGACCACTTTAGCAACCTGCTAAAAGAATCATATAATAAAAGTATCATAGGTTTAACTGACCATTTAGTAAACCAAGAACAAAGATATGACTTATCAGAGTTTCAATATGGAACCGTCTTTGATATAACCGCATCAATATTAGGGTTTGGTATGGACCTGCCTGCGTATGTTTTAGGTGGAGGAATAGGTACTGCCAGCCTTAAAACAGCTGGGGTTCAGTTTGCTAGCAAGCAAGCAGTTAAAAAGGCAGCACTTAGGAAACAAGTAACACAAGGAATAGATGATGCTGCAAGAATTGTATCTAATAATGGAGCCAAACCTACATACGTAAGTAAAGCTAGAGACCAACTAAAAAAAACATTTTTAGAAGATGGGGAACGCTTGGTACGTGATTCAAGTGGTTTTGCATTAATCAGCGGTACTCACGAATATCTAAATCAAAAGATTGCAGGAGATGATGTAGAATGGGCTAAAGTTATGAACAAGTCTTTAGTCGGTCTTGCTACCTTCCCTGCTGGTAAGTTAGGTGGAATTGCTACAACAAGTGCAGTTAAAGGAAGGGTTCCTACTGCAGTGGCGAGAGTAGCTGGTGAGGCAGTAGGTTTTACATCTCCCTATTCTTGGGAACAAGGAAAATTATTACCTAGCCCAGAAGATATTGCTGTTACTGGTGGAATATTAGGTGGTGCTCAATTATTAAGTAGAGGATTAGGTGGAGTTGTTAAAAATCAACAGAAGCTGATAGAGGAAACCAATAGAGTATTTGGAAATAAAAATTCATTTAAGTTTAATAGTCTACCAAAAGATATAAGAAGATGGGCTGGAGAAACATTACAAGATTTAAAAGCTGGAGCTTTTGCACATAGACGCACTATGTATGACAAGAATGGCAACTCTATTTTCGTAGAAAGATATAGTGATAAAAATGGAATGGTTAGGTTTAGAAATAATGAAACTGGAAAAACAACAAAGTTACCAGAAGAAGAGTTCTTTACTAAATATAGTCTTGAGAACAGCAAAAAAACTCCACGTTTTGAATTAGTAAAACGCATAGGGAATGAGCTGGATAGACTAGGCAAATATAAAGTAGATGACGTAAGAAAGACTTTGTTTTCAGTAAGGGGAGGTAGGGTTCCTAAAAACTTAAAACCAGGTGATAGAGGGTTTAGTTCTCTTACTAATAGAGAATTATATCACATTAATAAAAAACTAAGCAATAGAAATATGTTACACGACATTTCAAAACAACTGATGATTCTTGACAGAGAATATAGTAGGCATTATTTACCTGGACCGCTTGGAATGCTTGGTAAAACATTTGATAAATTGACATTAGATATGTTCCCAAGTGCATTGTCATGGATGCGAAGTGCTGAAGCAAAATTGAGTAGACCTGGAGTTCATGTTAAAGCAAAGTATATGATGGCTAATGTAGAGAACCACAAAACTCTGCAATCTTCTTATATAGGTCATTTTGTAGATAGGTTAAAAAAAGCTGGTATCTTTGATAAGATTACAGATAAAGATTTAATGCGAAAAATTACTGCAGAACTAGAAATGAATGTAGGTAAAAACGCAAAAATGAGTGATGGTGCAAGAGCTATAAGGTCAATTTATGATGATATGTATGCCATGTTTAAAGAAGAAGGAATAGATGTTGTAGCTTTTGAGCAAGCTTATACTGCTAGATTTCTTAAAGACGATTTAGCAAACGCATTAAAAGATATAAGGTTGGGTATAATGAGAGAAAGACCTGAAATATTTTCTGGGGTTAAAAAATTAGCCGATGATAAAGAAACCAGAGCATTTTTAGATAAAAAAATAAAGTCTATATTAGAAAATTATAAAAATGATAAGTCTGTTGTTTCATATTTTAATAGTGTAAGAGATTATTATAAAGGAGATTCTCTTAAAGTGTTTAGTGATTTAGATATGCACTTAATGCAACAAGCTACAAGACCTTTCAACAACATAACTAAAACTAGAAGCGGAAATATTAGTTGGCTTGAAAAAGAGAATAGATATAATATAGATATATTTGAAACCAATGCAGCGGTGAATGTTATGAACTATGTCAATCAAGGAGCAAATAAAATTGCTACCAAACGATTTTTTGGGAAAAATTTTGATGACGCTATTCAGTTAATGGATGATATAGAATTTGGGAGACTGAGAAAACCTGGGACAAAAGATGAGTATTTTGCACCAGACAAGATGACAGCCCAAACGATGAAAGAGGTAATATCTAGGGTAAGCGGAATTATAGAGCTAGACCCATATAAAAATTTCAAAAATAAAAATTTTGTGAAAGGAATGGTTGACTTCCAGATTGCTACTAAAATTGGTGGAGGTCTTGCAACATTAGTAAATGTAACACAACCTCTTATATCGTCATTGTTTTTAGGTAACTATAGTGTAGGTATTCAGTCTTATATGAAACATTTTGTTTCTGGAAATAGAAGAAACCTATTAAAAGACATGGGAATATTTGGGGATAGTAAGTTTTTAGATACATTACAGGTTCTTTCTGGAACAACTAAAAGAGGGAATAGCACAGCAGATAAAGTTTTAGACAAGATATTGTCGGCCACTGGTTTTACAGGAATAAACAGAATCAATCTTTCAACATCGGCATCTGTTGGTATTGACATGATGAACTATCTAAACCGTGTAGCTAATGGAGAACATGTTATGCTTAAAGGATTGCCTTTATCTAAAAAGATGAAAGATTCTATCATTAATGACACCCTTGCAGGTCAGAGTAGACAAGCTTGGGCTAAAAATAAATTGTACAGAGATTATGGCGTTATATGGAAAGGAAATAAGAAATTAAAATTTGAAGAGCTTTCAAGAGGTGCTATTAAATTCTCAAAAGATACACAGTTACAAAGAAACCTATTAAAAGAGCCTTTATTTTTAACAGAACCAATGTTTAGACCTCTTCTTGTTTTAAAAACTTTTGGAATTAAACAGGCAAAATTAGTTAAGACTGGATTAAATAGAGAGTTAGGAGAGGGAAATGTTCTTCCTGTTTTAAGATTGGGTATAGGAGCTGGTATCGGTGGAAAATTTATTATTAACTCTTATGAACTTGTACAAAATATTATATCTGGTAAAGATGAATATGATTGGAGACAGTCTAAGTTAGGGCCAACAGGAGAATTTGATAAAGATGCAAATATATTAGAAAAGATTGGAACTCAATATGGCGGTATGAGACCTGGATTTTTTGGAGGAGAAGAGAATTACAAAAGAGGAGAGTATTGGAAAGAACTACTTACTCCTACTTTAGAAGAGATTGCAGCGGTAGGTTCTTTAGGGGTGGTTTCAGATTTTATGGCAGCAGAAAACAAATTGCAAGGTCTTGGGTTTGCGGTTGAACCTGTTATCTGGAATGATATGCAAGCAATTTGGTATACAACAAGTGAGATTATAGAAGACATAGATGACTTTGGGGTTAGTGGAGCAATGAAACGTTCACCTCAAAACTTTATGAAAATTTTTGGTTCTAATGCAAAAAAGTTTACAAAAAGATTTGAGACACCAGGACAGACAGAAGGAAAGACTGAATATAAGAGAAGGATGGTTAATAAACAGGTTGTAGAGTTAGTTTATAATGGTAAAAAGGAAGAAGCTAAAAGAAAAATTGAGTCTTGGAATAGAGCACATCCTGACCAACCAATATTAGAACCAAACGCTGAAGCTATATATACATATCTATTTAAGAAAAAGCAAAAAAGAGAAAAATATTAATGTCAGATAAAAAGAAAACAACAATGTTAGACCTAACAGGTTCTCCTTCGTTTAATTACACTGCTGTTGCTGATGCTTTGAATACAGCAGATGCCATTCGTGTAAATAAAAAGACACAGAAAGATGTAGTTGAATTAGATAGAAGGGAAAAAATACACAGAGCATTACAACGTTTCGGTTTAGGTACAGCTGGTGCTAGCATAGCTTCTCCTGTAACTGCACCTGTCACAGAAATAGCTGGTGGTATAGCTGATTTAACAGATGGTATACTATACTCCTTAGAAGGTGAACACGGAAACGCAGCACTATCCTATGCTTCTATCTTACCTGTTGTGGGTTATGCAGTAGCTGCTAAAAGAGGTATGAAACTAGCAGATGATGCTGGAGAAGAGCTGATAGATGTTTTTCACGGTTACGAATCTCAATTTACAAAACATAATATTATAGAAGAAGGTGGAGAAAGGTTTGCAGTTGGAAGACAACACAGGTTTTTTAAACAGTTAGATGATGTACAATTAGAATATATATTTAAAAGAGTAGTTCCAAACCCAGAAGATGGTATGAATTTATTTAGAAGATATAAACAAACTGGAGAAATACCTTTATCATTGACAGATATACAAAAAAGAATAGGACCAAAACAATACAGGGAGATGGGATATTCAAGAAAAGATTATCTTGATGATTTGTATGATGCTAATTATGGTGGCAGAAACGCAGATTTTACATATACAACTCAACCTTCTACAGGAAATGTTATTGAAAATATAAGACGTACTAAAACTGAACCTGGTTTTATACCAATAAAACAAAATACCTTACCAAGAGATTACTTTGGGAGAGATGACCTTTATGGTCGTGCAAAAGAGATTCCTAAAAATCCTTTTAACGAATTTGTGCAACCATATAAATTCCACGACCTTACAAAGTTAGGTCAGGAATATACTACCCCAAGAATGGTATGGGCTTCTACAAGTTTTAAAGAAGCAAGTAATTATGGTGACCAAGTATTACATTTCAAGGTACCTAAATCATATCTTAAAAAACAAATTCAAAATAGAAAATTAAGAGGAAATGATAATATGTTTGTAAAAGAATTTAGAGATGAACTTGATTTTAAATTTACCTCATATAAACAGGGGGGTACAGCAGTAGGTTTAGATGGACAGTTGCGAAGTAGGAAGTATCCTATAACAGGTTCTAAACGAAGTTCAGATAGTTTTAAAAAGAAAGCAACTGGCGAACACTTAAACGAAATGATATTTGATGAAGGATTACCAATGAAATTTTTTTATAAAAAAACATTTGGTAGACTAGAATACGAAGATATTAATCCTTTTGATATACATCCCTAAAACTTTCGCATTAGTTTAAACTTCTTCTTTTGACTGTTGCTCATATATTTCCAACAATCTGGTAGCTGATTTACTGGTGCAGTAGTGTTAGCAGCACCGCAATATAATCTTTCTTTCCCATCCCATTTACCTGTATCTTTATTATACCTGCTTTTAGAGCAGAAGCTACACATTCTATTAATCTTGGGACATTTTTCAAACATTTTAAAAATTTTCCTTACGAGGATAGGCCTATACGGCCATAACTTTTTCTATTGGATATAACTATCCACTAATTATACTGAATGCCCTGAAACTACAAGATAATGCGTCATTCGGCATTTTTGTATTTTTCATGCAATTCCAGGGCAACAGCGGACAAGTAGACACATAGGTCTAACAATTCCTCTATACTTTCTTTAAGATTGTCCCTACTTCCATCAATCGGCACTTGTTCGCCATACTTTGCAGCACCAACATCTAGTCGCTGTTTAATCATACATAATATCTTATCGTTATTTTTCAAAACAACTCTCCTTGTATTTTGACTCCTTTTAATCTTGCTTCTGCTATATCGCAATACTCTTGTTCTCTATATTTTTTCTTGATAAATCAACATATTCTTTTTCAATCTCGCTTCCGATATATTGTTTTCCTAAATTTATACAGGCAAGTGCTGTAGTTCCACTACCCATAAAAGGGTCGTAAACTATCTTGGCATTCAAGCAAACGCTTAATAAATCCTCTACCATTTTTACTGGAAAAGCTCTTTTATGACTTCCTTTAGTACCCACAGGTTTCCATTCTTTCCAGTCAAAATAATCAGGTTTATTTAATGAATTAAAAATTTTTGTTTTTGGATTTTTGGTAAGCCAGTATATTCTTTCTGTCCAAGGATAAAATCGTATTTTATCAAAGTTTTGACTACGATTAATCCATATAATTTCTTGCTTTATATTAAATAACGATTTTAATATCCAAGAGTATGGAGTTATTTGAGTTCCATTTTTTATTCTATTTTTATGATTGTAAAACATATATCCATCTTTTTTTAAAACTCTATAACATTCATTTAATACTTGTAGTTGCCAATCTTGATATTCTTCTTCGTTCATATTGTCAGAATACGAGTTTGTGTTTTTGTTGCCAGTATGATGATATTTACCAAGATTGTAAGGTGGGGAAGTAATTATAACATCAATATAATTATCTGGCATTCTGCTCATCGTTTTTAAACAATCTTCGTTATGTATTTTATTTATCATTATATTCCTTGTTTTTTGTGGGGTAACTGGTTTGCCAACCTCCAAGTATATGTTTAACAATCTCTAACAAAGGTAAGGTATACTCCTTTAATTTTTAAATGTTAATATATACTGTTACCCCAAAGTGTAGCTGTCAGACCAAAAGGAAAAAACTAACTGATATAATCTCAATCAAAAAATCTGACAGCTTGGTAATGTTTTTAGGCTAGGTTGTTTAACTTGTATATTAATATATGGAAAATATTCAGTTTTCCCAGCCTAAAGGTTAAAAAGGTATATCGCTATCCTTTACTGTTGATGGTGTAGCTTCTTTAGGTTGAGGTCTTGCTCCACCTCTTTTAGATTCGTAAGTTTCCTTATCTTCAAAAACAATAGATATAAAATCATTTCCATTGCTTGCTTTCTTACTCCAACCTGAAACATATCCTTCAACTCCGTTGAAAGTTACTGTCCCTATTGTTTTCCAATTAGGTCTCTTTGGGTTGTCACCTACGTCATTATGAAATAGGTTTGCTGTATTTGGTTTTGGTACAAAGTCACTCATTAGTTGTCTCCTTTATGTGTTCAACAGATGTAGGGTTAGCTGAAGCTTCTCTCATATCTTCAGTTGGCCTTTGTTCTGCTGCTTGTTTTTCTAAAATAATTTTTTCTTCTACTTTCATTCTTATGTTTCTTAAGTCTTGTCTTATTCCATCTTCAAGTTCGCATTTCTTTGGCTGTCTAGTGTATACTTCAATCATATTCTCTAACTCTTCAAGCCTAAACTTAAATGTAATTGATATATCTTTGTAGTTAATTTTCACTTTTTATCCTTTGCTTTTATGTACTTGATTTTTTTTAATCTTTGAGATGTTTTAGAGTCAAAAGACTTCATTAATTTTTCTCTATATTTTTTAACCAATTCATTATGTCTTAATATTCCTGCTCCAGTTATCTTTCCTTTTTCATACAAGTCTCTATAGACTTTAATCAAGGCTCTCATCTCCATTACTTCCCTCTTTCAAAAGTTTTAACATTAATAAGTATCTTTCAAGGTCTATTACTATTACTGGTTTAATTCTGTCTGCTCTTACAACTACTCCTATTTCTTCTTTCTCTGGTAGTAAATATGATGGTATATTTTTACGCATCTTACACCCATAATAATTATCGTCAATTAATATGTCTCCTAATGGGTGGCAAGCTCCTCCCCTGTCTCTGTTGTGAGCTTCAAGGTCGTAGTCTTTAGCCAGATTTACTGCTAGTCTTTGTAACTCTGCTCCCCTCTGTCTGTTCCTTCTCCCCATCTGTTGCGGTGTCATCTTTTTCTTTTTCAATTTTTCCCTCTATAAAGTTGGTTAAACTATCTACGTCATCATTCATTTCTAAAAAAGAGTTGATAAGGAAATGAACACTTGATATTTCATTTCTCATTATCAATAACTCTTTTCTAAACCCACTCAAAATACCCACCATTTCTTTGTAGGTTAGCTTCTTTTCTCTTTTAGTTTTCACTGAAATGTAATGGGTTCTTTGTAGTCATATTAAATGATATTGTTACGGTGCTATCCTCTTCAATTATTTCATCTAATATTTTCTCTACATCATCTCTCATTTGTTCAACAGATTTCTTTTCAACATCTAAAGTTTCTTCTATCTCTTTATATGTTTGTTTAATCTCTTCTTGAACTTCTTGCTTCTCTTCTGGTGTAAGTTCAGGAACCTCTGGAACTTCCACATCTTTTACACGTTCAGGTGTATATTCTGATGTAGTTGTGCCAACATCCACTGGTTTATATTTAGATGCAACGCATCCAACGTACCCAAAAAAGAACACAAGCAACAATAATAAGTATATTGTATATCTCATTTTGTCTCCTTATTTTTCTTTGTTTTTTTTGTAGCTGTTTTTTTTAGCTTCTTCCCAACAAGGAATTCTTCTAAAAGTTTAAATGTTTTTTCTAGTTTCATTGTGTCTCCTTATTCTCTAGTTCATTTAAAATATCTTTTGCTTTCTTTAACTCAATAGTCTTAAAGTATATCCAATTATCATCAGAAGTTAGAATGCAATAAAGCATATCATGTAAGCCTTTTTTATTCTGTGTTATTGAATATCTTAACTTGGCTCTCTTCATTTTTGCTCCACTCGGATAGGGCAAGTCCTACTTGACTTCCCAGTCCTCTGTTAAAAGCAAACCCTCTTGTTCTTATAGCATTTATAGTTGAGTAATACTTTACGCCTGTTAATGTATCTTTAACTATTACTTTGCTTGCACCAAACTCTTCTGCTTTTGATAGAGCCAATTCATCAAAGGCTATTGCTGGTGGTGTTCGTAAGAAATGTTTAGAAGAATCAATCTCCCTAAAGAAAGTATCACCTTTCACATCTCCAACTTTTTTCTTGTCTACTTTAACTGTTTTAGTTTTCATAAACAAAAGTTAATGTTTTCACTGACGATAATCAACTGAAAACTTCTGCAACTTCATCTTGTGACAAAGAAGGGTCTTTAGCGTTAATTAATCCTTCTAACCATTTCTTTGTATCTTTAATGGTAGATGCATTGATACGATTACTTTCAAGGCCTTCTCTAACTTTTTCCTTTGTATCTTCACTTAATCCTTGACACATACCACGCAATATAACTGCATCAGTAGATGATATAGGTTCTCCTTCTACCCTCTCAACTTTCTTTGGTGTAGGTGCGGGTTTGTTTATAGGTTTAGCATCAACCTCTATAGCCTTTACATCATTGTCTGCATCACTAGCAATACCAACGAATGCTGACAAGCTGTATCTTCTGAAGTAAGTAATAGCTGAACCTACAGACTGATATATATTCATACCTTTTGAGTCTGCAATCGGTGTCATCATACCGCTACGTACCCATTCTCCTGATGTATGCATATACAAAGTCTCAACACCTATCTCACTGTTAGAGCCTACTGGCATCTGAACAAATGATATTCCATGTTTGGTTAGTAGAGGTCTCAAGTATTTAACTAACGCATCGTATGATGTATAGTTATATCCATATCCTTTACTATCGTGTGCCATATCCTCAATCTCTTTTTGAACCTTGACTTGTGCTGATGCCAAGTTCTTAATTGATTCTGACATTGTTGTTTCTACTCTCATTTTATCTCCTTTTTTGGTTTATCGTTTACTTTTTTCATTTTATTAAATAATCTTTTATAAGTGCTGTCTCTGAATATAATATTATTTTTATTTAGTTTCCCTTCTTTTCTTATATCCCAAGCACTGTTAATTGTTTTCTTGCTCATCCTCTAAATCCTTTTCATATTTAAAATCCGCCCAGTCTTTACAAGTTTTACATAGGGCAGACCATACATTACATCCTACGTCTTCCATAGGCTCACTACTAGGTGAACCACCGCAATCACAGCAGACTAGCAATCCTCTATCTTCATCTTGTTTCATTTTGTTTTTCCTTTTGTTCTTGTAGTTCTTCCTGACCCATTGCATTTAGCAAATCAATTAAGAAATTTTGTTCTCTTTCAACTAAATGCATTTTATCTCTAATTAGTTCGTATTTTTTTTCCGATTCTTCTTCTTTTAATTGTTCGGAATACCATTTAATCAAACTCAGATTTGCATTGATTCTCTTATTAATCATGTTACTTATTTTCATTTTTATTCTCCATTTTGGTTTAAGCCAAGGCACCATTGCTTTGGCTTACAACACTTATATGTCACAAACTTTAAAAGGTTCCCAACTATTTTGTAGGGTGGTAAACTTTATCAACTCACTTTGTGATGTGTAGCATAATCTCACTAACCAATAAAAAGGGTATGAATGATGTGAGGATTTGTAAGCCTACCACCCAACTATTTTTAACCTCTCAAATGATAAGTAGCATAATTTCTACCTTCGCCACCAGTGGTTTCAATCACATACCCTTGTTGCTTTAAGGTAAAGATGATACCTGATAACCTAGTTGCATTATATAATTGTATAGCATCCCAACTAGTGATAGTCCCATGCTTCTCTAAATGTTTTAACACATATAAAGTTTTGCTTGGTCTCCCTTCAGCTGAAGTTATCCTTGCTCTACCTGTTTTTAATGTAGGCACATTGGTATGTTTCTTTCTACCTGTTGCATAAGTCTTTGTATTGACTGCTTTTTTTCTTCCAGTTGCTAATGTTTTAGCCATTATTACTCCTTTGTTTTATCGTTTACTCCATTTACTTTGACCCTTCAATCCACCTCCGCAGTGATTAAAGTAGCCACAATATTTTACATTACACTCCCACTCATAAACTGGTGCGGTGCCTAAAGATACCTCTGGTATCCCAATTTTAAATCGTTCATTCACATCTTTCCAATACTCGTAAGCCTTGATAATAAAGGACTTCGGGACATTGACCTCTCTCATTAATGAGGTGTCCTTGTTGTAATAAACCAAAGCCAACTTCTGTAATTCAGCATCATATTTTTGTTGATACCAATAAGCATAAGTCCCTAACTGCAATGCATAATTCTCCGCAGGTTCAGGGTCAGGTGTTCTACCAAACAAGTTCCTCCACTTAAAACTATTGCACGTTTTTATATCATACATAGCATCATCATCCACTATACATATATCAAAGAATCCTCTAACATTAATATCTTTTATCTGTATCTCTTCTTCAATTAATATATCTACTTTCTCTTTCTCTGCGTGTAGCATTAAAGAATCTTGTATATCTCCATGAACTAAATCGCCAAGTCTAAACAATCGTAATGTATTCTCGTCTATCTCTGTGCTATCTACCTGCTCAATGCTATTGTAATATATCTTACGCATACACATTCCACTGGATGAGGCATGGAACCAATGCTCCTTGTCCTCATATCTATTGATACGATTATCCTCATTAAGTTTCTGAAGATATGCATTATATATATCTTTAATATCAAGCATCGCCTTGACCTAGTAAGAATAACTCATCAGAATCTTTAAATGTTAAGTTATTCATCCTACATATTTTTTTCGTAACCTCTTTAACTAGATATAGAAATCTATTTGATTTACTCTTTTGTGTATTATTCATTGTTATTATTTCAAACTCTAATAAATTAACAACTTCTCTACAAAATTCATTAGAATCTTTAACATTCATATCATCAAATCCTTCTACATAACAACCAATATCCCCCTTGTCTAGCGGTATAATTATTGAATAACTGCCAAGTTTTTCCAAGTCTGCTCTATATTTTGATTCAATACTTTCTTGTGTGTAATCTCTCATCTTTTTTTTCTCTCCCCTCTTCTGTTATTGCTAGCCAACAAGCATAGCAATATGTTATATTTTTATATTCCCACGACTCGTAAGTCATTATTGTTTTCCAACAATCCATGCACTTACACGATTTTATTTCTGCCAATCAGGTTTCCACCCTTCGTTTAAGGCTAGACTTATAATCTCTCATCTCTTCCTCCTTATAGAAGACTGGTGATTATAAAACATAAACTCAAAACCCAGTTTATCTAGTTTGTCTATCAACTTTCCTATTTTTTCTTGTATTTTAAATGCTTCTATTGCACTATGAATATTCTTAGCATCAATATTTTTTGCTTTTTTACTCATTGTTTTTCTCCTTCTACTTCATCACTTGTCATACTATCCATAGCATAGTCTTTTTGCTTCTCATTCCAACCATCAACCTCTGCTTGTGTGTTGTCTTCAAGTTGTTCAATCTCTTTATCAAACTCATCACGCATACTATCTGTATCGTAGTGTCTGATACCTGTCTCATCATCTATTGTGTAATAGACTTGTATTGTTATTTCGTTTTCATTGCTCATTACTTCCTCCACTTCTTGTCTTTTTCTATCTAACTCACTCATCTTGCTCATTGTCTTTCTCCTTTGTTTATTTTATTTAACTCATCTTTAATAAAAGATTTTATCCATTCATCAAATCCAAAAGCATAACTATTTTTTGAACCTATATTAAACTGAACCTCCTCATCTAACTTCCAAAAATCTACTGGTTCAATACCATCTGATTCATACAGAGTAGTATATTTCCAATCATATAGAGTTATAGGTGTTCCTGTTTCTCTGTGTTCAAACAGATACTCACCTGATACTTTATAACTATCATATGTATGGGGTTTACCAAATACTAATAATAGTTCAATAGGTTTTAACATAACCTCACTGAACCTGCTTGTCCCACCTGTTTCTATGTTGGGGTTTGCTTTGTATTCATTTACTTTCATTATAAATTTCCTCCAATACTCTTGTTTTTCTGAATAGAAGGTATATTGGTCGTATTATTTTCCACAATATTTTTTCTTCTTCAAGTGTAAGATTTTCAATAACTATACTATAACCACTTACACTACCTCTGGTATATAGATATGATTTATTTCCTTTGTTCATTTGCATTCCTTTCAAACGTGTATACTGATAATAATTTCTTTTATTGTATCTATCTTCAAGTTTTTCCCAAACAATAGAAAATCTTTGCAACCATTTATATTGTTCTTGATTTTTATAGTTTCCACAATGCTGACTATCCAAAGCACACATACTTTCCAATCCATTTTTATTATAAAAATTATCTAGTATTTCACTCATATAATCCATTAAGTCAAAATCTTTCTTTCTCATTTGTCTTCCTCTATGTTTATGTTTTCAGGAAATCTCTCCCATGTATGTATTTTTTCCATTAAAGATACTGCTAACTCTTTTCTTCCATACACTATATCATGTGTCCCATCTGATATACTACTGATTTCATCATCAGTTACTATATTATCTGATAGCCACTCTTTAATCGCTTGTATTATTTTTTTATTCATTTCTCCTCCTTTATACCTATTGCTTTTAACATAGATGTAAATATCTTTTCTAATAATTTCATACTACTTATACTCCTTTTGTTAATTAAAGTTCCCATAAATCTAGTGGGGGTTTCTGAATATAATTGCTATGCAATAACTAGTAAGATATTCTTATTAGCATCCGCAGACACATATATAACATTTTGTCTCACTACTTACTACCCTAGACAAATACTCCCTCGCAAAGAGTAGCGACAATATCCACCACCCCCAAATCTTACATTGTTGGTATATATGCTATCCAATCTCCATCAAGATTCTTAAATACAATCTCTCCGCTATTGGTATAGTCCAACTCAAAATCCTCTTTAAATGTTTTCGTCTTATATCCACTACCCATAGGCAGTTCATTTTTATCTTGTATCATAACGCAACCTAACGTTCCGCTATCTACATGAAGTTTTCCTATGTTATTATCTTTCATATTCTTTATATGGTATGTCCCATCTCCATGTTCAGTTCCATACAAAGATATAATCTTTCCATTCTTTAATTTAAATCTTCCGCCAAGTTCTACATTGGCAATGTCTTTGTGATTATGTTTTTCATTAAAGGGAAATATTAAATCACATACCTCTACCCAATCATCCTCATCCAAGATATAACATAAATCTCCTATGTAATATCTTCCTGCTTTCATTGTTTCTTTTTTATGATATCTTCTATATACTTTCATCTATTCTCCTTTTTAAGTTTTCAGAACTGAGGTTATGAGGCTTTGTTGGAATGATTTAATCGGTTTTCCTAAAGTTCCGAACCTTCCACCTCTGTTCTGATTTAAAATACTTGGTCTGACTTCCACAGAGTTCTTATTACATACTCTTGATTTGTTTGTATTTCTTTACTCATTTTTCCTCCACCTTTACATTGTATCCTAATTGTCTAAACACTTTCAATACCTCTGACAATAAAGAATTATAGTCATTCTTTTTTACTACAAAAATCTTAATTTTATTGAGTCTTTTCAATTTAATTTTTATATAGTCTTGACTCATTTTTTCTCCTTTTGTTTTTGTTTCATACTACCTTTAACAATAGTTTTTCTTTTTTGTTCCCAACTATTTTACCAACTACAAGAATAATAAACTCTCTTGTTGTCTTTCAATCGCTTTCTTGCATACTCTATAAACTCTAAATCCTGCTCTCTATATGCATGCATGTATGTTTCTTGCCTTTGATGTCCCCATAAAAATCCACCATCACAAAAATACTCTTCGTAATTATCTTTAATTGCCTCTTCTAGTTTGTCTATATCTTCTTCTTTCAATCTAATTCTATTATATTTGCCAAACTCTATTGGATACCACGAACCATCATCTCTTAGCCTCCATTTATCTTTTAGATTATTTCTGTCCATATATAATCTCGTCATAAACTCTTGCAATCTTGCGTGTTTTCTCCACTCAAAATGCCCTACTCCTGTATAACTATGTTTTACCTTTTCTCCTTGTTGGTTTTCAAATTCATACTCGTATTTATAATTTAACTTTCCGCCACTTTGGTCTAATCCCATTATCTATTCTCCTTTATATTCCATTTGTCTTTCATTTCTTTTGCTATAATATCTAATTCTTCTAAACTAGTAGACTGATTAAGATATAGTTCTAAAAAATGCTTAAAGTCTAGTTTTAATTCAGAAGCAATTTGCTCATATGTATTACTGCTCATTTCTTTCTCCTTTTTATTTGTTATATTTAAAGTTGTTATCAAAAAGATAACCAAAAATATCATCTTCTCCTCTTTCTACAAATTGCTCAATAATCCACTTGGGAACATAATTAGATATTTGCCAACTATGAGTATGTTTGTCGTTAAGTAAATTCTCATAAAGAAGATTTCTTTTTGTATGTAACATTTTCTTTGTCCAGATAATATCCCTGTTA